TGGGGTGTAAAAAACATTCGTGTCTTTCACGACTTCAACTACCTCAGAAACTCCTCGTTGTTCTATGAGCATGCCTCCAAGTACGATAGCCTCTAATTCAGGGTCATTTGGTATTTTTCTGTTTTGCATTTTTAAGCCTATTTTTTTAATAAATTACCTCGTTCCCGTATTCGTCAAAGCGGATACGTTTTGGCGTTGAAATTTGCGGCTGTGGTTGCGCTACAGAGGGTGATAGATCTTTTCTTCGCATCTCCCATGTACGCACAGCTGCTTTCCAGTCTTTCATTGGTTGACTTCCTACTCTCCAACCTTTGGAACCGTAAAAGTC